ATATTATATTAATACTAGATGTGGCTTTGTCGTATCATAACTACAGTATAACACGAAAATCCAAAGTTGTCAAGATATTTTCGTTGTATTTTTACAACATTTTTGAACTATTTTGATGCTACAATCATCACTATGATCTGGCTCGAAGAAAAATACATCAACCTACTATCACCTCAACTAAAACTGTTCCATCGCGTCAGGCATGGTCAGTGGGCGTTTAGGTGCAATATCTGTGGTGACTCAAAGAAGCACCCAAATAAGACCCGTGGTGGTTTCTATTGCCCATCAAGGTCAAATCAATACATGATGGGGTGTTTCAATTGTGGGGCATCTATGTTCTTCAGTAATTTTCTGAAGCTAACAGATCCACAGCTATACCATGAGTTTATTGTTGAGAAGTACAAGGCAACTCAGACCAATACAGTTGAAACAAAGCCAATTGAGGTCAAGGAAGAACCCAATAAGAGACTGAAACTACAGGGGCTGGAATCCATTGCATCACTGCCTGAGAATCACCCAGCGATTCGCTATCTCACTAAACGTAAACTTGATCCCAAGCATTGGGATAGGCTGTATTTTGTTCTTCAATTCAAGAAATGGGAATTGGAGTGGCGAGGCGAAAAGGTATCCAAATCAATGCAGGATCATCCCAGACTTATTATCCCATTTTTTGATAGGCAAGGTAATATCACTAGGATTTCAGCAAGAGCATTTGGCGATGAGGAACCTAAATACATCTACATGAAAGTTAAGACAGATGCCTCTAGGGTATTTGGGCTTGATACAGTCAACAAAGATAAAACTGTATATGTGCTTGAGGGTCCATTGGATTCATTGTTTATTGATAATGCAATTGCTGTGGGGTCTGCTTCATTATTGGTTCCAGAGTTAAGTGAGTATAAAAAATATGTTCTTATCCCAGATAATCAACCAAGAAACCCCGAGGTTTGTAGAGGCATCAAAAAGATGGTAGATTCTGGCAGTCCTGTTGTTCTTTGGGACAAGGACTGGGGCAAGGATATTAATCAAATGGTTATGAATGGACATAGTATGGATGATATAATGGAACTAATCAGGAAAAGCACAGTCAGTGGTATTGCAGCAAAGATGAAGTTTGGTGAATGGGCAAAGGTGAAATGTGACTAAATACAACCCCACACCATGACCCATCTATGCATTATCTATGTTATAATGGAGCTATTGAAGATACCATATCAAGCAATTTTTGCTAATTTGACTGAACTCTATATCATATACAACACATCCCCTCAATCAGAATGGTTTAAAGACAAAGAATAATGATTACTCACATTAAAAAACGAAATGGGACAATTGAAGAATTCTCACCAACTAAAATTAATGGTTGGGGTGAGTGGGCAGCAAAAAGCCTTGGATCAACAGTTGACTGGGGATCAGTTGTTATTGGTGCTGTTAATAGGTGTTCAACTGTATGCTCAAGTGCTCAACTACAGAATGCATTAATTGATGTATGTCTCTCTCGCAAGACCTGGGAATACTCAAAAATGGCAGGTAGACTCTATGTTGCACTAATGGAACGTGAAATTCACCCAGATGGCCGACCTACAGTAAAGCAATTGCACAGTCGTCTATTTGATCATGGGTTGATGGTCAAATTAAACTACAGTGATGATGAGTATACAAAAGTTGAAAAGATCATCAACCATAAGATTGATCTAACATACCCACATTATCAGCTAAACCAACTTCGCTTCAAATATGCTCTACGGAATAAAGTAACTGGTCAGGAGTATGAAACTCCTCAGTTCATTTATATGCGTATGGCAATGGCTCTTGCTGAGAATGAACCACATGAGTCTCGATTGGCACATATTGCCAAGTGGTATGAGCACTTTAGTCTAAATCGTTTGAATGCGCCAACACCAAATTTCACAAATCTTGGTACTCGATTAAATGGGTATGCAAGTTGCTGCGTCTATACCACAGATGATACTGCTGCATCACTTGCCAGCGGCGATCACATTGCATATATGATGACATGCATGAGCGCGGGAATTGGTACACATATCAAAACTCGTTCAATTGGTGATCCTGTTCGGGGTGGTGTAATTCAACATCAAGGAAAACTCCCATATTACCGGGCTATGGTTGGTGCAATTGGCGCTAATCTACAGAATGGTCGAGGTGGTGCATCAACAGTCTATTACACAGCATATGACCCCGAGGTTGAGGTTATTCAAAAGTTGCGCCATCCAATGACTCCTGCAGCCAAGAAAATCTCTGGGTGTCATTATAATTTTGGATCAAATAAGTTCTTTGCTCGTAAAGTTGCGCGAAATGAAGACTTTGCTCCATTTTCATATCTAAACAATGCCGAGTTATATGAGGCTCAATATGATAAGGATCAAACAAAATTTGAGACGCTATATAACGAACATGAAAAAACTGCAACAGTTAAACTAAATGCCAGAGAGATTGCAATTAATGCTCTAAATCAGGCATATGAAACTGGAGTTCATTATCAGCATCAAACTGATACAATGAATCAACATACTCCATTTATTGATACAATTTATTCATCAAATTTATGTGCAGAAATAGCCATTCCTACTTCCTCATATAAGAGTGTTGCTGATCTGTATAAGCCTGTATACGAAGAAGGTGATGGTGAGATTGGACTTTGTAGCTTGGCTGGCGTTATTGTTTCTAATATTGAGACAGATGAACAATATGCAGATGTTGCATATTATGCATTGAAGATGATTGATGTATGCATCCACAAATCTGATTATGTCTTCCCAAGTTTAAAGCATACAGCACAAGCAAGGCTTTCTGCTGGAGTTGGTGTTATTGGGCTTGCTCATCTAATGGCAAAGAATAACAAAAAATATGATACTCAAGATGGTCGTGATTTTATCCATACCCTGTTTGAGACTCATATGTGGCATCTATCAAAGGCAAGCCTACAGTTGGGCAAAGAACTTGGTAATGCTCCTTGGATTCATAAGACTCTTTGGCCCAAGGGTTGGTTGCCAATTGATACCTATGAGAAACGGGTTGATAGTCTAGTGACAGTTGAAAATAAGAGAGACTGGGAAGTATTGCGTCGGGAAATTATTGATAATGGCGGCATCAGAAACTCAGTTTTAAGTGCTATGATGCCAGGAGAGTCATCAACAATTTCTGCAGGGACAACCAATGGCGTATACCCAATTCGTGATTTTGATCTAATGAAGACCAATGACACTCTTGTCAATCACTGGGTTGCACCTGATAGTACAAAATTGCGTTCCAAGTATCAGCTAGCATGGGATATTAAAACCAGCGATATGATCAAGGTATATGCCATTATGCAAAAATGGACAGATCAGGCAATCAGTGCAGATTTGTTTGTTAAAATTCAAGGTGAACAAAAAGTTTCAAGCACTGATATGTTGAGCGACTATCTGGATATTGTAAAATATGGCGTTAAGACCAGATATTATGTAAACAGTCTGACTTCAAAAGGCGTTGATCTAAACACCACTGAAGTTGCAACTGATGAATCAGTAGATGGTATATGCGAATCCTGCTCACTATAAGAAAGAAAAATAAATGACAAATCTTGTGTTCAATGAAACTAAAACGGTTGATGATTACCAGAAAGCAAAACAGCCTCTGTTTTTTGGTAATATGCCTGGACTTTTTGATACACTGAATAAGCCATATCCAAGGGTATGGTCCTTGTATAAGGTAATGAAATCTCTGGATTGGGATGAGCTTGAGTTTGATTATAGTCAGTGTAATGTTGACTTCAAGACTTGTCCTAAGTCAGTCTATGATATGATGATTAGGACTATTGCATGGCAATGGGAGGCTGATAGTGTTGCCTCTCGTTCAATTGCTCCCCTGCTTGCTCCATTTATCACTGATAGCTCTTTATGGGCTGCATGGCAACGTATTTCTGATAATGAAATTATCCATGCATCAACATACTCTGAGATCGTTAGGATGAGTTTTGATGATCCGCAAAAGGTCATGGAAGACATTCTTGCTGTCAAGGAATCCATTGTTAGAATGCAGGCAGTAAACTCTGTTTTTTCAGATTTGCATACAGCATCACATAAATATGCACTTGGTTTGATTGATGCTGATGCTGCATATGATGCAGTTTTTATGGCTGTCGTTGCCTTGCTGTTCCTTGAGCGTGTTCAGTTTTGTGGTTCTTTCTATGTGACGTTTACTGTCTGTTCAACCAATATCTTTCAATCTGTTGGTAAGGCCGTCCAGAAAATTGCTCAGGATGAGCTTGAGGTTCATGCAGAACTTGATAAAGAGGTGATTCGTATTGAGTTGGCAACAGAGCGCGGAAAAAATGCATTTGAACGACTAAAGCCAAAAATTCAGAGTCTTGCTGATGAAGTCATTGCAACTGAGCTGAAGTGGCTTGATTACCTATTTTCTGATGGTCGCGAGCTTGTTGGTGGTAACCTAAACACAGCCAAACAATGGGTTCTGTTTAATGCAAAAGACCCATATACATTTTTGGGATTGAAATCGGAACATAAATTCCCAAAAAATAATCCAGCGCCACATATGGAAGATTGGTTGAATATTGCTAAAACCCAATCTGCACCCCAAGAACAAGACAACAACCAATATAAGGTTAACACGATTATTCGTGATGATTCCTCTGTAAAATTTGACTCCGATTTCTAAAATGTATACAATCTATTCAAAACCAAATTGCACTTTTTGCGTTCAGGCCAAACAACTTCTTGAATTGAAATCTCTTTCATATACTGAAATTGAACTTGATGTTGGTCAAGACAAAATTGATGGTAAGACTTATGCGCCTGTCAGTGTGCTAAAGGAAAAAGTTCCTTTGGCAAAATCTGTGCCGCAGATTTTTCTAAATGATGAATACATTGGTGGGTTTACTGAACTACGCAACTCCCTAAAATGAAAAGCTATTCAGAATGGGTAAAGGATACTAACCCAGGAAATTATGTATCCGTTGATGTAACTGGGTTGCCGCTACAATTGGTTTCTGCTCTGCCAGGGCAGACTAATGACA